TAAAAAGCCGAGTGGAGTTTTCAAGGACGTGTTTCTGAACCACGCGGTTCGGGGCTCTCTCAGGATTGTTCAGAAGAACGAAAGTCCGGCCGTAGTGACGCCCGCTGCTCCAGCTGCTCCAGCTGCTCCAGCTGCTCCAGCTGCGCCAGCGCCCGTTGCTGCCGCTGCTCCAGCACTTGTTGCTGCTGTCGCTCCTGAAAAGGCGATCGAAGCGACGACGCCTATCTCCTCGACAGTCATTGCCGCCGCGCCGGTGGTTGAGAAGGCGGTTGCCGAGCCGACGTTAGTAGCAGCCGTGAAGCCTGTTGAAGCTGTCAAGCCTGCGTAGTAGCTGTCCAATCGATTGGACGATCGATGCCTGTTGCAAGCTGCCAGAGTAACGGACAGCCGGGCTATAGGTGGGGATCCGGCAAGTGCTATACGTATGATCCCAACGATCCGGCGTCTAAGGATCGGGCATACGCAAGAGCGCAGGCTCAAGGGCGTGCGGCACGTGCTGCGGGATATCGCGGCAAGGAGGATTGCGTGGATTGCCAATCGACCGTTCTAGCTACGTCATTTGAAAAAGCGCCGAAGATGTGCTGCGCCGAAAACTTCTTCCCTTGGCGGCCACTTGGCGAGGGGCAGAAGCTCAAGTGCGGGACGTGCGGAAATCTACTTACAAGTACGCGCGTCGAGAAGGGATCGTTCATCGCACACGATTATCGAGATGTGTGCGCATATTTCCTCAGAAAGGCCGTTTTCGAGACCCGCAGCGACGTGGATAAGTGGCTGTCTAACAACCCTGTCAATCGTCGATATGTACTCACCACGGGCCAGGTGCAAGAAATGGACGTTGTTCGCGAAATGCGCGCCGGATGGGTCGTGGTCGTTAGTCCATACGATTGGTTCGCAATGGGAACGCTTAAGGGACAATGGCAGAGCGTAGGAATTGTTGTTGTAACCGGGAATCTTCGACAGGATGTCGATAACCGTATTCCTACCGATGCCGAGTTGCGGGCAACCGCAGATTTCGTGGAGAGGATTTAAGTCATGGCAAAGATGCTTTCGTCGTTCGCGATGGGTGGACAGGGTCTCGGGGGTCGTTCGAAGAAGGCCGGAGTTGCACAGGGCGGAAGCCCGAATGCTGACGACCAGAGCACCAAGGCCGGGTTCTCGTCTGGCACGGCGACCCCGTCGCGTGCAGCGATGTCAAACCCGCGACTTGATCAGCGTCCTGTGCGCCTGTCGAACAGTTCCTCGGGCGTTAGCGGGACCAGTATCCCTGTGGGACGCTCGTCGCGAAATGATGCGCTCACGACCACCAAGCTCAAGTCGGCGAGCCGTGGCGCGAGCGGCGCCATTCCTCTCGGACAGGGTGGCCAGACTGCGCCTATCGCGCGCAAGCTCAAGAACACGCGGTAATGGACGTTGACTGCCCGCGAGTACAAGGTCGTTAGGATCGATGCGTGCCCCGAGACCGAGCAGAGGATGACCGATCTCGGGGCACGCGGCTGGAGATTGGTCAACGTAACCAGCGGACTCGGAGTATTCTCCCGCCGCGTTGGTCAAACGTCGAGACCAGATCTTCCAAGGGTAGACCCGAGTAACTGTGAAATTGAGAAGACCCTAGGTGAGTAACCGACAGCCGACAGCCGAGCAGCTTCAGAAAGTCGTGACAGAAGAGCTTCCCGTCATCGCTGAATTTATTGGCGACGAGACGGCGAAGGTTAATATGACCATCGACGACATGATCAGCAAGTCAATCAGCCAACAAGCCGAAGCATCGATCGACCAGATCAAGGACGAGATGACCAGTCTTAAGAAGCATGTGGTCGAACCTCCCTACGATCCGCTCAAGCTCGCTCTCATGCTTGAGGTCAACACTCGTCTGATGCGTGCGTGCCATCTGCGTGCTCGAAACACGGTCGGTCTGGGCTGGATGGTGCGGAAGGCCGATCGGGATGAGGACGAGCCGCCGATAAGCGAGGAAGTGTATAAGCGCCAGAAGAAGGTACTGAAGGCGCTTTACGAAAATCCGAATCCTCAGTCAGCGAGTCAGTTTCTTCCTGAAACTCTCGCGACCCCGCTCGATCTTTCGGAGATCATGTACCGGATGAAGGTCGACGAGGAGGCAACTGGAAACGGGTACCTTGAGATCACGCGAAACAACGCAGGCAAGATAGACGGCATCTACAATATCCCGGCGCACACGCTTCGAGTACTGCGACTTGGCGGCTACGTTCAACTTCGTGGCCGCTGGACGGGCGCCACTGTCGTGTCCCCGGCTGACTCGAAAGTTCTTCGCCGCTACTTCAAGAGATTTGGCGATCGTCGCTCGATCTCGCGGAGCACGGGACAGGTGGCCACGAATCTGCCGCAAGATGAGCGCGCTAACGAGTTGCTGCCGTTCCATGTCTTCAGCTCCAGATCATCGTACTACGGAATTCCTCGGTGGATTTCTGCCGTGGCCGCCATTCAGGGATCACGGTTGGCGGCAATCCGCAACATGGCGTTCTTTGAAAATGATGCGGTCGGTAGGATGGCCGTCGTCGTATCCGGTGGCGCGTTAACCGGGGATTCGGTGAAGGATATTCGTGACTTCGTTAATCGCGAAGGTAAGGGAGTCGAAAAGTCTCACCGTGTAATGGTTCTTCAGGCTGAACCGCGAAAGGTCATCAGCAGCAAGGGCATCGCTACGAAGATCGATATCGTCCCACTGACTGTCGGAATAAATGAGGACGCATCGTTCCTTGGATATCGAGTCGCGAATGATGAGGAGGTTCGAGAGGCATCGGGACTCTCGTCACCATTCTTCACGGCGGCGAATCTCAATAGGTCGACCGCAACCGTTCTTCGAAAAATAACATTAGAGCAGGATCTTGTTCCTGATCTTCGATCGCATCAGCACGTCATCAACCGAACGATCTCCCGTGACTTACTTACGCAGCCAATGACGGAACGCGAGCGCGCTCAGTTTGCGCTGCAGGCCGAACTTCGCTTCCGTGAACCGGCAAGCGTCGACGAGCTGGAGCAGGCTCAGATCCAGGGAATGTACGCTCGTTCGGGTATCGTCACGATAAACGAGGCTCGTCGCGCGCTCGGACTTGCCCCGTTGCCGGACGAGCTTGTGTACGGAACGCTTCCGCTTCCCATAGGCTTGGCGTTGCTTGAGATGGGGCTCCTATATCAGGGAGCGGTGACGTCCACTGGAGTGCTGTCGTGGGAAGAGACGATGCAGAACATGCTCGCCAACGAAGCTGCAAAGGCGGCCGTCGTGCAAGGTCCGCAGGAAGGTCAACCGGCTACCGACGAGGAGAAGCCGCCCGCTTCGACGGCGAAGACGCAGCGTAGCCACGAGACAATTCAGAAACTTCGTGGAATGGCCGGATTTGCGCATCGACTTACGTCGTACATTACGAACGAGGTCGGTCGAGACGTGTTGTCGACCGAATTGATTTTGCAGCGATCCGACGGCGAGGTTCTTGATAGGGTCGCTCTTAGCGAACTAGGCAGCGCACTAGGCGGCGAGGAGGAGTCCCATGAGTAGGAATCTTGCGGAGCGGCTTGACAAGGAAATTCGGTTCGAGTTCCACACTGACTGTCTTGAGGTTTACAAGAGCGCCGACGGAAAGCCACATATCCGCGCAGTCGCTAGTGACTCTCTCGAAGATAGGCAAGGCGACGTCATCACTGAAACCTGCATCGGTAAGATGGCCGAACAGGTCGCAAAAGGTGAGATTCCTCTCCTTCCCGATCACCGGTCAAGTTTCGAGATCGGAACTTCCCGTGGGGGCGAGACGAGACGGAATCCGGAGACCAATGGGCTGGAGCTTGTGACGGACTTCGAACTTGACGAGCGGTACACTGAGGCGACGGTACTGTTCAACGAAGTCAGCAGCCGGAAGTGCAAGCGCCAGCTGTCGATTGGCGGGTACCTCAACAAGAACAATCCCCGCTCGGCGTACCTGGATCGCGTCAATGGTAAGGTTGTGATGGTTCTTGATGACATCATTCTCGATCACATCGCCGTGACTCGTGAGGGCAAGGCGGCGAACCCTCGAACAAACTTTGTGGATGCAATCGTCAAGTCGATTGACAATGCCGGGTTTGCTGTTACGGAGACCGGGCTTGTTGAACGTGAACCGACCACGGCAGATGTTCCCGAGGGCGTGCAGGTTCCGGAGGCGATCAAGAAGTTGGACAAGAAGTACGCTAATACTTGGCGAAGTGTCTGGAAAGATACGTTTGTTCGCCAGATGCATATTGGTCAGCAGTCCGTTGAGACAGCAGAGACTGCGGCTGCCGGAGTAGCAACGTCGGTGATAGCAAAACAAATCGGCACGCTGCTTGACGTAAACCCAGACGAGTACGTAGTTGCGAGAAAGGACAAAGAGACTTACGCTCTCGGGACTACGCGAAGTAAGGACGGTCATACTCACCTCTGGGTTTCGAAGATGGTTGGAGAAAAATTTATTGACGGAATGATGTTGACAGTCAAAGGACATAGTCATAATATCCTAGTGACTGGTGAGTGTGACCGTGACGGTGATCACTATCACACAATGGTCCGCAAGGATCGGAAGGTCGCAGAACCTTCCACTGAGCTTTCCGCCCCCGTGGGGCTGCTCTACTTCGGAAAGGGCGTAGGTTCTGAAGAGGACGTTCGGCTCTGGCTTGATGCGAACGGAATCTCGCCCCTCAGTATCACTCGTGTAGCTGACTCGACTTACACCGTCGAATTCAGCTTGTCTCCGTTCACGAGCGACACTGAGAAGCCCGCAGAAGGGAACGCGGAAATGACGACGAAGGCTGCGACGGTCGCTAACATCGAGAAGTCAACCGTCCCCTACAAAGCATGGCCGATGTCGGACGACCGCCGATGGTCGTGGACTTCTGTCGACAGCGACGCGGTTCTTGGTGGCGACAACTGGGAGCGACACAAGTCGGCATATACGTACTATGATGAGACACGCGGAGCTACTCCACTTATCAAGGGAGCATACAGTCTTCCCCATCACAAGCTTTCGAACGGCGAGCTTCGCACATATTCTGGCGGTGTCGTAGCCGCGACGGCTATCCTCAACGGAGCGCGCGGTGGTTTCCGCCGTGATATGTCTGAAGAGGGTCGCAAATCTCTCCATGCCCACCTTGCGAAGCATTATGGTCAGATGGAGCGAACCCCTCCGGCGCTGAGGGACAAGTGGATGGCTCGTTTGAAGGAAGACTTTTCCCATCCGAATCCAAAGACACTTGCTGAGAGAGATTACGAGGACTTCGTCTTCGCTCTTGAGCAGTGTGGCCTTAAGGACGCCGAGGTTCCTGAGTTTCTCACCAAGGCGTGGTGGATGACATGGGACGAAGACGCAACTGGGCTCGCTGCGATTCCCGAGAAGGAGAAGGGAATTTGGAGTGAGATCGAAAAGGCAGTCGTGGAGGATAAGAATGCCATGGAAACATCACTCGTCAGTCAGCCGACGCCCGAAGTTGCGACAACGAAGGACGCGAACAGTGGGACAAGTGACAATCAGCCGCCCAAGCTTGCGGAGGCAGCGGTCGCCAAGTCCGACGACAGTAACTCTATGAAGAAGATCGAAGAGACGATCGCAGGGCTTGCGACTGCGACGCAGAAGGCACTCTCCGATCTGATCGGTACCGTTACCGAACTCGGCACGAGGATCGGCCAGCTTGAGACGGCAAAGGCTGCGCCTGAGAAGGTCGTGGCCGAGGTTGCTCCGGCTGCTCCGGCTGTGCAGGCCGTTGCAGCAGTTGCGGAAAAGACCGTCGATGCTCCGGTTGCTCCCGAGGCCGTAAAGCCGCAGGCTATCCCGGCGGCGGTTGTGGCGGCCATTCCGCCAGTCCCGGAGGCCCCGGCCGAGAATGACGTTACCCCGGTCGTTGCGGAGACAGAGAAGACTGCTGGCCAAGCGCCAACAGAGACGATTGTTGCGGGGGTTACTTCCCCTGAAGTGAAGCCCGTGCAGACCCCTTCGGAGTTTCTTGGCGCGTTCCATGCTCTTCTCGCGAGCATGGGAATGACGGACAAGGACTTCTTTGGGCCAATGGCTCAGAAGAGCCTCGATAGCATGGGACCATCCCTGACTGTGGCGGTCGAGAAGACCGTCAAAGAGTCAATCAGCGCACTCCAGAGTGGAGTTCAGGCTGATGTCGAGAAGGCCGTAGCTGGCAAGCTCGACGCGAAACTGCTGGAGGTCGCCAAGGACTTCCGAGAGACGATCGAGAAACTGGACGTGCGTCTTGAGAAGGTCGAGCAGGTTGGCGGCGTCCCGAAGGGCGCTTCCGGTCAGGAAGGTGCTCCGGAGACTTCAGGTAAGCCTCTGGGCAAGTTTTCAGGTCTGTTCGCTCGGGCGCTGCGCAAGCAGTAACCCGGTAGCGACAATAACGAAGGAGATTACAATGGGGACGTCCAACGAGAATCTTATCGAAAAGGCGTTTGAGAGTGCCGGATTCCTCACGGGCGGCGTGCTTAACGCCACGCAGCAGGATCAGTTCGTCACGTACGTGAAGAAGTTCTCCGTGCTTCTCGGCATGGTTCGATTCATCAACATGCCGAATCCGAAGTATGACATCGACAAGATGCACATTTCGGAGCCGGTAACTGAGTCGATCGGTGAGAACACCGTCTCGGCGTACAGGGGCGCAGGCGTGTTCAACCGCGTTGAACTCTCGGCGTCGAAGGTCCGCTCGGCATGGGACATCACGACGGAGTCGCTCCAGTCGAACATTGAGCGCGATGGCTTCGAGGATCATCTGATGGAGACGATGACTGAGCGGATCGCGACGGACCTCGAACTGCTCGCCATCCAGGGCGACGTCACGACCTCCGGAACGACGCCGATGCAGCGACTGTTGGTTCGTCTCGACGGCTGGGACATTCAGACCAACGGCGCGCATATCGTTGACGCTGACGGCGACGAGGTGTCGAAGAACCTCTTCGCTGCGATGCTCCGCGCAATGCCGAAGCAGTTCAAGCAGGA